CAGCCGCTCGTCTGGTTTTAGACTTCACCAAGTCAAAGCCAGCAGCAAAATCAGATGTGTCAATTCATGCGGCTGAAGATTTCCTGGCCTCTTTACTGATCGAGGATGAGACTAGTGATGAGCAAAACGAAACAATTGAAACAGATACGGAAACGCCTACTGACTGAGTTTGGGTTCTATTCCAAAGCTTCGCTAAAGATCAGAACCAAGGCGGGAGACATCGCTCCATTAAAACTTAACTCAGCACAGAAAATCTTGGACAGAGCCGTCACTGATCAATTAGCAGCCGAAGGCAAAGTCAGAATAATAATCTTAAAGGCTCGGCAGCAAGGTTTAAGTACCTACACTGGTGGCTATCTATACTTTTCAGTAAGCCAACGCGCAGCCAGTAAAGCTATGGTCATTACGCACCATGCTGACAGTACCAGGGCACTGTTTGACATGACCAAACGATTTCATGAGCATTGCCCTGATATCTTAAAACCACACACTAAATACTCAAGTAGAAGGGAAATGAATTTTGATGTTCTTGACAGTAGTTTTGTCGTTGCAACGGCTGGCGGAGAATCTATCGGTCGCGGCGAAACACTTACGCATGTACATGCCTCCGAGCTGGCATTCTGGCAAAAAAGCACCGCTCTCGACAATTGGAACGGACTTACCCAGGCAGTCCCAAATACACCTGGTACAGCTATTTTTGTTGAAAGTACGGCAAACGGCATTACCGGAATCTTTCATGATCTCTGGGCAGGCGCTGTTGACGGCACTAATGGCTATGTTCCAGTTTTCATCCCTTGGTTTGTCGATATTGATTATCGTGAACCTGCAACATCCGGTTTTGTAAGAACGCCTGACGAAATTGATTTAGCCGCCCAGTATGACCTGGACAATGGACAGCTCATGTTCCGTAGAAAAAAGATAGCGCAGAACGGTCTCGACCTTTTCAACCAGGAATACCCATCGTCACCAGAGTTAGCCTTCAGAAACACAGGCCGTCCCGTGTTCAACCCTGAGCAGCTCGTAAACGTCCTTAGCGGCACAAGAGAACTCGAGCAGAGATTAGCCTGGGAAGATTCAGAGTGGCGCGACAATGCCCGTGGTGAACTTATGACCTGGCGTAAACATGTGCCTGGCGAAAGCTACTGCATCGGGGCCGACCCATCTATGGGCCTGGTCAACGGCGGTGACTACAGTGTGGCTCAGGTGCTGGACTCCAAAAAAAGACAAGTTGCTACTTTTCGATCCCATGTCCACCCGGATTACTTTGCTGAGATTCTCTTTGCACTAGGTACTTATTACAACGAAGCCCTCGTATGCGTAGAAAATAATTCTCACGGAATACTCACCTGCACTCGGCTCGGGAAAGACATGGCCTATCCGAACTTTTATACCGAGGTCCAGGTAGACAAGCTGACGGACCGCGAAACGATCAAGCTAGGCTTTACGACAACATCGAAGACCAAGCCTTTGATCATTGATCAGCTCAGGGCAGAAATGCGTGATGGCAACATCGAGCTGAATGACAAAGTCACGGTAAGGGAGATGATGAGTTATATCGTCACCGAAAGCGGTGCTATGCAGGCAGAGTCTGGCTGTTTTGATGACTGTGTCATGGCGTTGGCCTTAGCAAATCATGTTCACCAGGGTGCCTGGGAACCAATCGAATCGACTGACAATTACTATATTGAGATGGTATAAAATGACTAAAAAAGACTATAAGAAGCTCGATGATGAGAACATCGTCACCCTGCTCGACGATTGCATAGGCAGGTCAGTGGGCTACTCAAACTCTGAGTTGTCGGTTGAGCGCAGCAAAGTCATTGATTATTACAACGGTACACTGCCACGGCCAATGCATGATGGCAATTCTAAGTATGTCTCGCTTGATGTCTATGACGCAGTCGAGAGCCTTCGCGCTGCCCTGTTAGAAACTTTTAGTTCAGGTAATCAGAACGTAAAGTTTGCCCCACAGAATGGCGAAGACGTTGAGATGGCGCAGGTTTGTACCCAATATACTGACTATGTCATGCACCGCCAGAACGACCTCTACAGCATAATGTCCGGTGCTATATTTGACGGATTGGTAGCCCGGGTAGGCGTAGTCAAAGTCTTCTGGCATGAGTCTATGGAATATGACTACGAGGAGTTTGAGGACCTTACAGAAGATGAGCTTGATTTTCTTTTGGCACAAGACGGCGTTGACCTGGTCGAAGATGATGAGGATGACCTTGGGCTACACACAGGCACTATAAGTATCGAGGTAGACACTAGCCAGGTTGTCATAGAGAACATAGCCCCCGAAGAGTTTCTAATTGAAGCCCAGGCTAAGAGTTTGGACGATGTCGGTTTCTGCGCTCACCGCACAAAGAAGACACTAAGTGAGCTGCGCCAGTTAGGCTACGACGAAGACAAGATAGAGAAGATTGGTGAACACAACGATGTTGACATGGAAACTGATCCAGAGGTCATGGCCCGGTTTGAAAATACAGGCAATGGCCGAGCCTTTTCTAGTGATGATTATCAGGACCAGGTCCGCACGGTCATGGTCTATGAAGCCTACATCATGCTCGATGTTGAGGGCACAGGAGAGGCCGAGCTGTACCGTGTCGTTAAAGCTGGCAACCAGATGCTCGAGAAGTCTAAGGCAACCAGGAGACCATTCGTGGCCTTCTGTCCACTCCCTATACCTCACGCCTTCTTTGGTACTAACTACAGCGCCAAAATAATCGCGACACAGAACGCCAGGACAGTATTAACCCGGTCAATTCTAGATCACGCGATGATTGCAAATAACCCGCGCTATATGGTTCTTAAAGGCTCCCTGACCAACCCAAAGGAGCTGATCGAGTCACGAGTCGGCGGCATTGTAAACACTACTCGCCCGGACGCTGTTACACCCATGCTCCAGGCTCCGTTAAACCCGTTTGTATTCCAGACTATCCAGATGTTGGATGAGGACAAAGAGGACACCACTGGCGTATCTAGGATGTCTCAAGGCATCAACAAAGACGCACTATCGCACCAAAATTCGGCAAAGATGGTTGAGCAGTTAGCGACCATGTCCCAGCAGCGTCAGAAGATAATCGCGAGGAACTTCGCTAGTCAGTTTGTAAAGCCGCTGTTCCAAGAAGTCTATCTACTATGCGTAGAGAATGAGTCTGAAGAAAAGATCGTGGACCTGGCTGGTAAGTACATCGCTGTTAACCCTCGCGCTTGGAAAGATAAACGCGATGTGGTCATCGAGATGCACCTTGGCTATGGCGAACAGCAGAAGGAAGCTGAGAAGTATGTACAGCTACACGGCATGCTATCCACCGACCCTAACCTGGCCGCAATGTATGGACCTGAAAATCAATACGAACTAGCCAAGAAGATTATGGTGATGTCTGGTATCAAAGATGTCGATTCGTATCTGACCAACCCTGCCGATCTGCCAGAGCCACAGCCGGACCCAAGTGAAGAGTTACAAAAGCAAATGCTCCAGCAGCAAATGGAACTCCAAGAGCGGCAGACAGCCGTAGGAGAAATGAAGCTCCAGGTTGAGCAGCAGATTGCTCAGATGAAACATGATATTGAAATGGCCAAGCTAGAGAACCAATTAGCTATTGCCAGCGATAACATGGATCACAAAGAAGATCAGTTAGATCATAAGAGAGTCATTGCAAATGCCGAACTGGCACTAGCAAGACAGGCTGAAGAGATAACTGCAATAGCAAGCCCGAACTAGAGATAGCCGGGAACACCATGCCCACTTCGGTGGGCTTTTTTATGTCTTAAGGAGACGCAAAATGAAAACTGAAGAAAACCTAGTAGCAGAAGGAGATGACGCGGAAGCATTGCTTAATAGCCAAGCGTTTAGTGGAGTAGTGAACAGCTTGATCGAGACTACATTTGAGAAGTTCTGTATGTCTGGTGACAGCCAAGAAAAAGAAAGAGAAGCAACCTACCAAGGGTATCGAGCATTAGCTAACTTGGTAGACACACTGAAAGAACGTGTCGCTGTACGCGATCAAATTAATGAGAGAGCAAGCGAAAGCCGCTCAGAAGAGGAATAGGACCATGTCAGACAACGTCCAAAGTAACACCACTTCGGAATACCCAGGTCTCGACTCTGTCGATGATGCTGCGGAAGCAATTCTTGGAAATTGGAATGACCCTGATGAAGATCAGGTATCTGAAGATACTCAAGAGGCAACGGATGAAGACACCGATGAGATAGGTGACGAATCTGAAAACGAAGAAAGCCAAGACCAAGATGAAGATCAAGAAAGTGAGGACCCTGATGAAGACGCAGAAGAAAGTGAAGATGACCAGGAAGACCAGGTAGAAGAAATAGACCTGGACGAAGATACCCTGGTTGAAATCACTGTCGATGGCGAGACCAAGCAGGCATCTATCAAAGACTTGAAAAGACTCTACGGTCAAGAGCAGTCTTTAACCCGAAAGTCTCAAGAGACATCAGCCCAGAAAAAACAGGCCGAAGAGTCTCTGCAAAAGTCACAAGCAACATTACAGGCAATGATCTCCCGAGCTGAAGAACGGTACAAGCCCTACGCAGATGTTGACATGCTCCTAGCGAGTAAACAAATGTCTGCCGATGACTTCGCCGCACTTAGAGCCGAGAGTAAATTAGCTCACGATGATCTTAAGTTTCTAACTGAAGAGTCCGATCAATTTATGGGTTATGCCCGGGAACAGCAAGCACAGCAACAGCAGGAATCTGCGAAAGAATGTGTGAAGGTTCTCCAGGCAGAAATTCCAGAATGGTCTAATTCTATGTATAACGATATTCGCCAGTATGCGGTATCGAGAGGACTTGACGAATCAGCGGTTAACCAATTTACCGATCCAAATGTCATTATGCTTTTGAACAAAGCGCGACTATACGATCAAAGTAAAAAGGTTGCCACCGTCAAGAAATCTACAGCAGCTAAGAAAATTTTACGATCAAAGAAAGCAGCCCCGACTAAGACTGACGTTTCAAAACAGAAGGCTCAGGCGGCTCAGGACAGACTGCGTAACAGTGCGTCCGGTGGTAATGATCTTGACGATATAGCAGATGCAATTATGTCTGGCTGGGATTAATCCTATTCAATTTTCTAAAAAGGTAAATTAACAATGGCTACATTACAAACCTATCAAGTGGTCGGGATGAGCGAGGACGTTTCCTCAACTATCGCCAATATCTCTCCAACCTCAACACCCTTCCAAGCAGCAATCAAAACAGAGAAAGTCCACGCTCGTACATTCGAGTGGATGGAGGATTCTGTACGCGCTGCGGGCGTGAATGCCCTCGTAGAAGGAGCAAATAGCTCAGACACAAGTGTAGGGCAGCCTACGCTACGATCTAACACTACTCAGATCATTGGCGAGTCATTTAAGATCGCTGGTACAGTAGAGGCCGTTAAGAATCATGGCCGTGCAAAAGAGACAGCCTATGCTCTTGCTAAGACACTGAAAGCTATCAAGCTCGACGTTGAAAAGGCTATGGTCGGTATTGACCAGGCAGCCGTGGTTGGATCGGCAAGTGCAGCTCGGAAGATGGCATCAGCCACTCAGATGATCTCTACAAATCTCGATGCGGGAAGCAATAGCACCGATGCTCTTACAGAAGAAAAATTATTAGCTTTGCATCAGACTACTTATACCAACGGTTCTGACCCATCAATTCTGATGGTAAAGCCTGCGGACGCTGGAATCATCTCTGGTTTCACTACTGCATCTTCTCGTACCCGCGACTTCGGTCAAAGCAAAACCCTGACCGCCGCTATAGAAGTACTCGTAACGAGTTTCGGAACTCTGCGCGTACTTATCAACCGTAATCAACTAAGTACCCACGCTCTGTTGATTGATCCGTCGATGTGGAAGCAGTGTCAATTGCGTCCGTTCACTCGCACATTGTTAGCGCGGAATGGCGATGCCGATCATCATCTCGTTCTCGGGGAAACGAGCTTAAAGCATTCTTCTTTCGCAAGTTGTGGAATGATCACCGGACTTTCTTGATCCCGGTTAGCTAGACTTTGGGGGTACTGTGGTAGAGAAAAGGTTTCGCTCTCCTTACTTTTTTCTATTGCAGTA